GTGTCAGTGAGGGCGACACCTTCACCTGCGATGTTGGCTTCAACAGCCTCGTACATCGGCCATACATACTCACCTGAGAGACCGGTCAAGAGGGGCAGACCTACTTGATGGAGGATAAGACCTTCCTCAAGCGGTTCAAGAATATCTTGAATCTTGAGGGGGATGATGCTGCCTTTTGAGGCATCAGTAACCATCACGAGGTCTCGTTGGAGAACTACACTGGTGTTAGCTTTAGCTGCTACATTCTCGCGGATGAGAGTCTCAGCTTCGTGGAAACGGTCCTCATGAGAACGGTTCTTAATCTCCTCAGCAGAGTAAGCAGCCATTCTCATAGCAAGGACTTGACGTTCTTGAACGAGTTGTTGATACTCGGCTTCTTCTTGCTCGTTGCGCTTGCGATTTTCTTTTTCGCAAAGGTCCGCAATTTCGCGGATACGAGCTGTCACCTCCTGGTCTCGGAGGAGAATAGCTTTGATTGATTTTTTGTTCATTTTTCCCTATTTTTTAGGATTAATAGATTTTTTCGTTTTGTGCTGCACGCATTTCAGCCAACTGGCGTTGAGCCTCAGCATGGTCAGCTATCTCTTGTTGACGGAAACGATTGAAGACGTCTCGTGTGTCACATTCGGTCGCGGGGTAGGCGGGGCATGTAGTCAAAGTGAAGTCGTGGAGCGAGTCAATGCGATTGACTGTGTAGACAGTCTGAATCTTGCCGTCGCGAGTTTCGCTTTTACAAGATACATAGTCATCGTCCCAATACTTGGTACGGAAGGCGAAGCTACAGCCGTCAATGACACGGAGGTTGACGAGTTCATAAGCCTTGTCGCCATCAGCTGTGTGAGGAGCATCAAACTCAAACTTGACACCGCGTTCATCGATGCTATACTTCAGGGTTCCCTCTCCGGCTTTAGATCTGGCAAGCAGCTGCTCGCGGTCATGGAAGAGTGTCATCAGAATGTCGCTACTGTCGAGCAGCGCTTTAGTGATGGCATCCGGAGCGATAACTTCACGAATTACTTCTCTCTCATCCTCATACAAAGGGGCAGACTCCTCGTTGAAGACAATGGCATAACCCTCGATGGTACGAGATTCTTCATCCGCACCATCGGGCTTCTGCCGGATATTGATATAACCCTTAAAATAACGCTCTCTATTTTCGATTTTTAAAATTTCTTTTCCCATATCCTTAGAATAAGTGATTAAGTCTTAGATGCTGGAGCAGATTGAGCGGTAAGCTCGGTAATGCTCTTGAGGTTCGCTGAGATGAGCAGCGCATCACCGCCTTCAACCGGAGGCTTATTCTCCTTGATGCGTTCCTCGTTGATAGTCGAGAGACCGGCTGCAATCTTCTTCGATTGATAGTTGATCATCGACTCAAGGTCACAAGCGAAGAGTGCCGAGCGGTCGAACTCATACTTGTACTTGGTGCATAGACGCGGAGAAATGAGCTTACGTGAGAACTCTATCTCGATGCGCTTGAGCAGCGGCTGAAGAGTGTTGGTCAAGAATGACACATCCGCCATCTCCGCCGACTTGTAGTTGTTGCTCGTATCGTCAAAGACGAATGACGGATGAACGCCAAAGAACCGACAAATATCACGGACGGTGAACTTACGGCTCTCCAAGAACTGCATATCGGTTGAGGTCATTGACAACTGGGTAAGCTTCAGATCTCCGTCAAGGACGAAGAGGTGTTTACCCATAGCAATCATATTCTCAATGTCATCGACATGCTTTTCAACCTTCTCGCGGTCGTAACGGCCAAGAGTAGGCTTATCGGAGTTGCCAGAGACGAATCCACGGACGTTACCGCCGCTGGCGAAGCGGTCCAATGTCTCGCGGTCGCCTGTTGCAGCGATACCGAGAGTACGAGCAGCAGCCATCAAGACGCTCTCACCTTGGATTCCGTCAAAAGCATAGTTCTTCAGATGGATGATCTCCTCCTCTGTGTATCTACCTTCAACGCCATTGTACCAGTCATTGACCATGTACAATTTAGATGACGTATCGTAGCTAACTGAGTTGGGGGCCAATAATATCAATTCCCTATATCCCCCTTCGGCGATATCCAATAGAGGTAAAATATAAGCATTACCTTGAAGCAAGATTTGTGCAATTGCCGCGCTCCAGAAGTCGTAAGCGTTGACATTAGGCGACGGCTGCACTTGAAGCAGATAATTCATATTATCCTCGACGGGTACATATAGACCATTCTTCTTTCTCAGATACGCGAATGGCAGCCCGGCGATCTTATCCGAGATTAGACGGACGCAGCGGTAGACGGTTGCTACTCTCATCGCCAGACCGGGAGTAGTAACCTTCTCAGCGTTGTCCGGTAGGCCGAGGGAGGCAAGGGAAGACCGTCCGTATCTCGGACCGTCCCCCGCCTCTTTGCTCGTAGCGGAACGCTTAAAGCGCAAACCATTAAACCAATCCCTTATAGTTCGTTTCATTACTTTTATCAAATTCTCACAATGAGTGTATTCACATTGCGGACGAAACTATGGAAGTGGTACCACCTTTGCTATTATTTTATATATTTTTAACCATTAAGACCTCATATCAAGGAATAATCGGAGGCTCATCAGCATGGTGATGACTCCATCAATCTTCATATTATCACCACGTTTCATAGGTTTACAGTTCTCATTGCTATCAACATCAAGAACCGCGTTGCCAAAGCAATAGGCGTTTATGGGATTGTCGTTAATAAATATCTTGCCGGTCTTAACGCCATGGTCAAAGCTCTCGACGGGAGCTACAAAGTTGGAGTATGTCTGACGGACCGGCACCAGTACGCGCTCAGCTCCGGCGGACTTGAGCATATTGACACACTCCATACTCTTGTATGGATCATAGCCAATGGCACGGATACGCACGAGGTCTATCTTACTCAGAATATAGTCTACAATCACGCGGTAATCAATGACCGCACCTGGAGTGAGTATCAGATAGCCCTTCTCAGCCCACACCTCATAGAGCCGCCTGTTAGCATGTCCTTCGATAGCGTCTTTCGGAAAGAAGTACGCGGTATGAAACAGCATCTCCTTCTCTTTTTCATAGTACATGGCAAACGTCACCGCCGAGAAGTCACCGCTCACCGAGAGGTCTATGGCTACAGTTGCCAACGGAGAGCCTTTGATGTCCTCAAGTGACATCGGACGGCTGATATTACGAGCAATTTCAGCGGATATCCATGACTTTTTCTCGTTTTCAGCGAAGATATTGAGCAATTTTGTACGAAAAACCATGCGATTTTCAGCCGATATCTGGGCGTTAGCCCATTCCTTTTCATAGTAATCAGGCTGAACTGTGATGCCGAGGTGTGGCTGCACCTTCGCCCATGTGTGAGGATCATCCTCCCTATCATCGACATCTGGCTGAAATATGGCTGCAAATGCACTGTCATTCTTGATTTCACCGCGAAGAATACGCTTGTATCCGTCAAGTTCTTGAGCGAATGGTCCGTCAATGACCTCCGATGCTGTAGTGATGGTAACGACCAATGGTTCACGTCTCGCTCCCATTGACGAGGTGAGCGTATTCTTTAGGTCTGCTCCGTTCTTCGATGCTGTGTTACGAGCCTGAGCATACTCATCCATGATGACGAGCGAGGCATTAAATCCATCCTTGGTCTTGGCATTGGCTGTAAGGCAGCGGGCAAGACTATCCCGCCCATGGTCCTTGAAGGTGATGCTCTCACGATTTATCTGGAAGTGACGACCTCTGCCATCGAGGTCAAACATGATATTGCGTATCTCGTCAAAACATATCTTGGCTTGGTCGTAGCTATTAGCACCAACATAAGCCTGAGCGTTGTTGTCGCCAAACAACAAGTCATAGACCGCCAGTGCTGCCGAAGATGTTGTCTTGGAGAATTTACGCGGTACGAATATGCAAGCGGTACGACACAATCTCAGTCCACGAGCATCAACAAAACCGAAGATATTGGCGAACTGGAAGCATTGTACCGGTGTGAGTTTATATCGACGTCTCCCTTCAATACCGGAGAACTTCAATGCCTCATAAAATTTGAAAAACCTTTGGACCCTCCCGGGCTTCCAGGTATAAACACTTAATAACTCAAAAAATTTAATTATCGCTAAAATCTCGTACAAATTGTGGTCATCAAGGTGCTCAAGAACATCCCTGATGTATATCATTATCCTCGGATCAGTCTCATCAAGCTTGGACTTGTACGAATTGTACCAATTGCCTTTGTTTGAATGGACCTTCTTGATGGTTTTACGCTTGAACTGGCGCTCCTGGTCTTTTTCTTCATCAGTCATTTGAGAACTCCTTCATAAAATCATTGAATCCGTCATTATCACTCTTACGCTCCTTGGCATCGGTATTCATGCCGAGCGCACGTAACGCTCGTTGGCTCTGCTGAGCATAGTCGAGATATAGTTTCTCGGTAGGGTTGACAATAGCACGTTTATCACCTTCACGAGAGGTCTGCTGTAACATGGATTGATGTCCGTCACCGAATACTTCCTCTGCCAAGACATCGGTCTTGACCAATAGCTGAGCAACGATCTTGACTTGCATTGACAGCTCTTCACTGTACTTGCCTTGTTTCTTGAGCAGTTTGACGATGTATTGTTTCTTCGCCTTGATGAGCTTGGTGAAGTTTTTAGAGGGGAACATATCGGCAATATCGATATCAGTAATGGCTTCGACTTTAGGCTTAGGCTCTGGGGCCGGCTCAGGTTTCTTCTTCTCAACAACTCGCTCGGTGTAGCCTCGGTTCTTGAGCTTTGTCTTACAATAGAAGATGGTAGCTGAAGTATCACCGGCTTCAATCAGGTCGAGCAGTCGAGACTCGACAATATCACCCTGCTCGTCCATGGCGACCTCGGCAGCTTTGGCAAACTCTTCATCATCAGCCTTCCAGTCATAATAAGTCTGGCGAGATATGCCGACCTTCCGGCACGCCTCCCTTATTATGCCTCGAGTCTGCTCTGATGCGAGCACGTCGATAAATTCCTTTTTCTTGCCATCCAGCATCCAACTTCTTTTAATAGTGTCAAATTGTCAACCTCAATTGGTCGTGTATATAATATAACTTCCCCCAATGACCAAAAATCTCCTCGCGCGGAAATAAATTTGGGGGGCGAGGTTTCGAGCGGGGTGGGGGTGCCTTAAAAAAACACCCCCGGGGTATCCTCTCGTCAGTCAAACAATCTTTTTGCGTGTTCTATTTCTTTGCGTGTCCTTTCGATGCGCTGCTCTCGTGTGCCTCGACCTAGCTCCATGTGTGTCTGCACATGGCACCTATGGCATAGAGCCTGAAGGTTATCAGGATTGAACATCAGTCTCTCCTTGTTGTACCAACCGGCGACTGTCTCAACCGGTGTACGATGATGCACCTCTTGAGCAGCTGTATATATATTATCCTCAAGACAACGCTCACACAGTGGATGCTCGGTGAGTATCCTTGCTCTGAGGTGACGCCATCTTGAGCTGTTAATCATCTTGATGTAATCTCTATCCTTAGCCATATCACTTGATAGTCTTATGATGATGTCTCACCGGAACAGTACCATCAGGTTGTCTCTCATGGTCCGAGTAGTCAGCAAACATCTCGTTGATGTCTGCCGTGTTAGCCTCGTCTGCCGTCATTGCTTTGGCCTTGCTACGTTTATAGCCATCAGCCATGACGTTGAGAGCAGCGAGTGTCAGCTGACACAGATTGTTGAAACCTGCTCGACGCATCAGCGGTCTGAGTTCTTCATATAACTCAGGTGTGATACTGACATTGATACGCTTTCGGTGAGACGACATTGATAGATGCTTTACAGATTGATAGATATCTATTTATATCCTTTTGTGAAGATACGGAGTTGCTGAGGCTGATCCTTGGGTGTCATCATCTTGCGGATGTCTTCAACCCTCGCTATCTCAGCATCCAGTTCCTTCTCCAAATTCCTGGCCTTGATAAGATCTCGGCTGTCACGATTCTTGAAGTATCGCCGTTGAGCTTCACGACATGCCTTCACTTTTTTATAGAATTGTTCGGGGTTCATAAGATTATTGAAGCAGTTAGTTATTTGAATATCAATATGCAAAGATAATCAATTGCCGGCAATTTTCAATGTATATACTTGTTATTTCCTCGCTTGGAATGTAACTATTCAGCGGACATGAAAAATGGTCGCTGAGATTTGTGGCAACTGCAATCGTGTGGGTATCCACGAGACTGTATTTCGTTTAACTCTCGTGCTGCTAACTATTTGTATACCAACAAAATAAT